ATGCTCCACGAATCGTTTGTAAAACTGTTTTGGCAGAATTTCACGGCTATTCCTGAGGCTGCTGCTTGGTTTCATGTTCGGCCTGTTACCATCAAGCGCTGGCTTTCCGGTGAAGTTGATGTGAATCCTATGGCTGAAAAGCTGCTGATTATCCGTGCTCGTGGTTACCTGCCGGATGATACCCGCTGGACTGGATTTCACATTGATGAACAGTATTGTGTGATTGTCACCCCGGATGGTCGTCGGTTCAGCCCCCGCGAACTGATGTCATGGTCGTTGAGGTTTGATGAGTATCATGCCCTGAAACGAATGTATGAACTGGACTATATCCCGGCACGTTCAAATGTGGTCACGCCGTTGCCGTTCCGCGGTGGTCGCCGGATTAAAGATATACAAAGTGACACCGTGACAAAAGAAAAGAAGAAGGCTTATCGCAAGGCACGGGCCAAACGTGCGAGCCGACTTCCCTAGCCTCCGGGCATGAAAAAGCCGCCTGAGTCAGGCGGCTTTGGCGTTTATCTGTTTCCAGACCGTCTCCAGTATCGTCAGGCGTTTGTCCATCCGGTACAGAAACAGCAGCATGACCACGCTATCAGGCGATATTCCCATGCTTGCCAGCTCTTTCAGTAATTCTGCCATTGTCAGCCGCTCCCGAACCGTTGCTCAATCCAGCGCTCGACCGCCACGCGCACCATGCGCCGGAAGCCGAACGTGTCGATATAGACCATGCCCAAGCCGTACCAGTAATACTCCGGGATGGTATTGAGCGCCTCAAACCCGAGCGCCACATATTGCGCATAGTCCGGCACAAAGGACAACACCAGCGGTACGGTGGTAATGACCAGCAGATATTCGTCCTTCCAACCACGCTGGGCAATACTCAGCTCGTCGAGCTTGGCGGCATTGGTATCACCTTGCTCAATACGCCGGATGGTCGAGGTGGTCTTGGCCTCGCTGATACGGTCTTTCCGTTCCTGCTCCTTGGCCCGCCTATCCTGCCGCTGCCGGAAAAGCCCGATGCCGCCCGAGACCAGTGTGGTGATCAGCCCAATCATAGCCACCCCACAGAACGCAGTCCCTTGATGGCATACGCGCCGATAACCATCCCGGCGACGCTGACGGCAATCTTGGTTGCAATGACTTTGGTTATAGGACTCATGCCAGCGCGACTCCTTCCATGACTTCACCCATGGTATAGCGGCGGCCGACTTCCATCCGCGCCATGGCCTGAATCAGTACCGCGGCGGTGTTGTCGTTGCGCACGTCGAGCAAGTCATGCTTGCCGTAACCTGTCCAGTTAGAAACCAAATCGGCATAACGGTTGCTGTCGTTTTCGTGGCTCGGGGCAAAGGTATGCACGATGCTCTCGATAGTATTGATACCGCGCTTCTGGTAGCTGCGCAGCACGCGGGTGCCTGCCCGGAAGCCCCATTTATCATCCTCGAAGATGCAGAAACGGCCGTCGCTGCCGACCTGCCCGCGCCAGTTGTTGCGCTTGCTGTATTCGATATTGAGCGGGTTGTTGTTGCGAATCCCGCGGTTTTGTCCTGATGCCATAGTGTCAGTCATCCCTGTGAGGTGTTGCCATGAAAGGCCACCCGGACGGGCGGCCTGTTTGCGGCTGTTGAGCCAAAGTAATACGAGGGCCAACGCCAACAGCCATTTCATCGGTAGAACCCGAGCCCGACAGGCATCGAGCTGTATTGCAGCCAGAAGTTGTACCCGAAGTCGCCCATCCCGTTCAGCTTGGTGTAGTCCGCCTGGCTAAACTCGATGGTGAACGAATCCGGCTTGATGTCCGTCACCTTGGCACTCTTGTAGTCCCGGCAGTTGATAATCAGATGCTGCCGCGGGTCGTACATGTACGGAAAATGGCGGTTGAAGCTGTACTTGATGGTATTGGGGGCCACCGTTTCAAACTTGGCAGCGCCGGATAAGGGGTCGCTGTCAATGAAATGGCCGTAACTGTCAGGCTGGCGGCGATTGATAAACCGGGCCGGACTGTCACCATGCACCCCGCTATGCCAGAGCGCCGCGTCATAGATGTACGCGCTGCCGCCGTTTTCGACCTTGAGGAACAGCGCAAACATACCGGGGCCGGAACGGGCATACTGGTATAAATCAACGCTTTTGGTCTCTACAGTAATCGGTTCATCGATATGATGGTCTTTGTCCATGACATAGGTGTTTTCGCCATATCGCCAGCTCAAGACCATGCTGTTGCTGTAGGGGCTCAGCTTGGCAATCCCCACGGTGACCGTCGAACCTTTCACCCCGGTCAGGGTGAAGCGCCCTTTCAGTGCTGTATGGTCCATGCCGTTCATCGGCACCGTGACCACCTGATACAGGGTAAAGTCCCGGCACAGTACTTGTAACGCGCCGCTTTCCCGGTCTACGGTCTGCTTCCAGCTCATCGGGCGGCCGTTGGCAACCAGTGCCGGATAGCTCTGGGTCTTGTCAAAAGGCACTTCCATGGCCCAGCCATTGGTAACCAGCATCGAGCCGCGGCCGTTGCCCACGGTCAGGGACAAATCCGGCTTCACGCCTGCGGTCATGTGCATGCTGCGGACCATGTGCGCCAAGGCACCAGACTGCGAGGTCCAGCCCTCATTGAACTTCGGATTGACCAGCAGGTTTTCGGCCCCGCCCAGCCCGGCGATTTTCTCGTACAGCTCGGCAACGGTCATTTCCATTAGCTCGGCCAGAAACTCAATCTTGTTGCGTGCGCTGCCCGCGGGCAGCTGATCTTTCAGTGTGCTCATCGGCTCACCTCGATAATTTGAATGGTATCGCCGTCGGTCCCGGCAAAGGTCAGCTCGGCGGTGGTTTCCAGTTTCAGCGGCTCGCCCGGTGTCAGCTCCCAGTCACTGCCGAGGGTCACGGCGTGGGTGTTGGTGGTCGGCACCTTGACCAAAACGTGACAGCGTGACGTATTCTTTGCCAGTACCGCGGCCCCGGCAGAGAGCGTCAGCACTTGGCTGGCAACGCTATCGCCGCCGACAGGCTTGGTTAGTAGCGGCGTGGTAGCGTAGACGCGGACCGCTTGCCCGGTCTCCAGTTTGACCTTGGGCAGTTCGGTAACCCCGACCTGCTGGCCCGCAGCCAGTGCTACATCCGGCAAGTGTGTTACGGCCAGTTGCTGATTGGCAGCCAGCTGGATAGCCGGAAGTTGTGACACGGTCACCTGCTGGCCGTCGGCAAGCTGGACTTTCGGCAGTTGGGAGATAGCAATCACCTGCCCGTCTGCCAGCATCACGGGGCTGGCAATATCAACCTGCTGCCCCGGTGCGAACACCACCGCGGGCATCTGGGTAACATCGACTTTCTGCCCGTCCGTCGGCGGGATATAGCGGCCGAAACCGCAGATAATGGATACTGCCCCAGCCTCGCCCAAGTTCTCGACCGTAATCCGTCCGGTTAACTGGCTGTCGATGATTTGAGCGCCCGGCTTGAGGCGGTATTCGCCGCGTTCGGTACGGATGAGCACGCTATCGGGACAGCTCTCGATATAGAGGAACTCCCCGATTGCCTGAAACTGCTCCTGCTGGCGCGGTTGCATTACGCGGTAGAAGGTCATTTTTTACCCCCGAAAATCGCCATCATGGCCAAGAAGAAGAAAATCAGACCGACCATCATGGTCATCTGCTTGGAGGTGGAAACCTGACCGCCGTCGGCCTTTATCGCCGCGAGGTCTTTAATGGTCGCGAGGTTCTCGGCATTCTGTGTCGCTTGGTTGCCCGCCAGCCCGGCAAGCATCTGTAGGTTTTCACCGTGGGCTGTGCTGACATGTTTCATCGCATTGTTCGACACCTCGGCATTGGCCTTGAGGGCATCCCTGCCGAAATCAAACGACTTGCCGAGTGCCGCCTCGTTCGAGGCCAGTGCATCGCGGCCGAAATCCATGGCCGAATCGACGGTCTCCTTGCCCATGTTCAGGGCCGCTTTGGACACGTCGGCATTGCTGTCGAGTGCCGCCTTGGTCACCTGGGTGTTGCTGGTCAATGCCAGCTCGCCCAACTCGGAAGCCCGTGCCATGGCTCCGTGGTCCGTCATATTGACGTTGATGTTAGAGCCGTTGACACCGGAAATCGCTACGCCGAGGTTATCACCGTCAATAGCGTTCTGGCCGCTGGTATTGGTTGTGGTCGTGGTGTTCTTGCTTGAGCTTTTGCCGCTGCCTCCCATCAGTCGCCCTCCAACAATAAGGACAACACGGTGTCATGGGCCGTCTTGTCAGTAATTGAAAACCCGAATCGCGTGAGGATACGAGTCATCCCCCGGCGCACGGTGTGATATTTGATTTGGCGGTAGCCCTGCGATTTCACCGCCTCAATAATTGTCGGGGCGGCCGCAACCAGCCCGCGCCCGGTCATCGCCAGAATCAGGTAGCTATTGTCATCCGTGACCATGCCCACAAAGCGGACCGAGACGCCTTTACCCTTGAGGTGATACAGACTGGCCTGTTTGCGCCTTACTGCATCGCAGCAAAATTCAAACTCCGCCTTGGCCTGATTCACCCCGTTGAACGCCGGACGCAACAAAGCAAACTGGGCATTGATGTCGGCACGGTTGGGCCGTATCAGTTGAAAACGCATCAGCCCCCCTTGCCCATCAGAAACCACATACCCACGAGGACAACAACCAGCAGCAGCAACAGGTTCGAGCTGCCGCCGCCCATGTTGATATCACCGACACGAAAGCCGGACTCGTTATTGGCTTTAACACCGGATGGCCCGGCAGCCCCGCCGCCCGCGTTAATCGGCATCGAGCCGGAATTGGTAATGCCCGGAATTCCCATCATTACCGCTTCCCCCACACGATGTTGTAGAGCCAGAGGCCCATCACAACGGCAACCAGAATTTTGAGGGTGCGGCTGAACGCCTCACCCGTGAACAACCCGCCGACAAAGCCCACGGTGCCAGCGAGCAACGGCCAGAATAGTAATGGCATCATTTCCCCCTTAGCATCAGGAACATGAGCAGCATCAACAGCGCGAAGCCGCCGAACATCAGGTTGGTCGGCATGGCGTTCACCGGGTAGATTGGCTGCCCGGTCGGTTGCTGCGCTGGCTCCTCGTGGGTGGTGGTGCGGTTTTCTTCCGGTGCGGCCGACGCGACCTTGTCGGCCTCGTTGTCAAACCAAGAGTCGATAAGTTTTTCACCACCGCCGAGAATCGAATCGGTCAGGCCGCCCAAGCTTTCACCTAAGCTGTCAAGCATATCTCCCGCCCCTTATGCCGCTTGCGGCAATGCGTTCACCTGCTCCACTGCCTCGACAATCACCGGCACACTGCCCACGGCGTTTTTGTCCAGCTCGAAGGCCAGCTGCTTGCGGGCCGCCGTATTGAGCATGCCGTCGGCACCGAAGCCGTAGCGGATAAAATCGAGGCTGAACCAGCCCGCACACTGCTCTTTTTTCGACTGGGCCAAATCAAACGCGTTATCTTCCTTGATAACGTTCAACTCTTCGTAGTCGTCACGCAGGACGCGGACACGCTCGATAGAGTTATCCTTGAAATGGATGCGCTTGAGGTTTAAGGCCGGGCTGCGCTCGGAGAAATCAAACGGGGTGCGGCCAGTGGCGGCAGCATGCCAAGTGATTTCATACAGGCGCGGCATGTAATAACGCACGCTCTGTGCAGGCAGTACGTGGGCACGGGCACGGATAGACGGCGGCAGAATTTGCTTGCCGTTTTCATCTACAGCAGGCTTGCTTTTCAGGGTGATATAGACAAACCAGATTTCACCGCCCAAGGTGACAAGGTCGGTCTGGCGGACGCCGATTTTGGTCCGCAGCGTCGGGTCACCGAATGACAGGATATAGCGCCCCGGCTGGGCGTAGTTCTTGCGGTGGGCCTGCAATTCGACCAGTGTTTCGCCGCTGACGCTGTACTTGGGCGAACCGTTTAGCGTTACTTCGACGCGCTCGATATCTTTGGGGTCGAGAATATCGGTCACCAGCTCGATACTGTGGTATGTCGGGCCAGCAACCAGACGCAATGATGCACGGTTGCCCCAGCCGACACCCTCTACCGGGTCAAGCTCTTTGGGGCGCGGGGCAAAAGGAGTATTCAGTAATTCCATGTTTTCCCCTTAGCCAATGGCATCTTCGACGGCGTCGACATTGTTGGATGCCCAAATCATGCCAGCGGCGACCAATCCGGCAATTACAGCCGTAATCACATAGCCTTTCGTTTTTGCACTCATGTTATTTGCTCTCTGTTGTTGAACGTGATGAATTGCCCAACAGAAAAGCAAGCGATTCGGCTTTAAGGCAAACGAAAAAAAGCCCGTAAACCTATAGGTCTACGGGCTTAAAGTAATTTGATTTAACTCACATTAGGAATGCCAATATCAATACTTAACTTCGCTTCGGCAAACCTGACAGTAAACAAAGCAGGCTTTATAGTAAAAGCTATCGTTATTATTACATTTGGGGCAGCACAGGCTATCTAAGCTTTTTGACTTCTCAAGAGTATTAAATATCCGAGTAGATAGTGTCTCCTTGAGGCGCTTGCGCCGCTCTGAAGGGGTCTTTGGTTTAGAGTGAATTGGAGGGTTTTCTTTTACTATAAAAGAAAGGCTTGCCCTCGCTTGAACTCTCAGCTCTTTTTCTTTTAATTGTTGCTGTCTCAGCGCTTCTGCTTCAGCTTCTTTTTGCTGTCGTATTTCCGCCCTACGCTTCATTACAAACGATTCAGCATCTTTTTTTAGCTGCTTTGAATCAACGAAATATAGTTTGCCTTCTGCTTTATCGAATTGAAGCTCCCTTACTGGGACCATGACATGTTCCCAGTAATCATTTATGTATACAGTGTCACTATCCTCAATGATTTCCGGCTTCTTGTAGAAACACTTCAGTATAAGCTCATTAGCTTGTTTGCTGGCTTCTATGGCGTCTTTATCAAAGACTAATGCATTCCCCCTATTAGCATAAGCAATGTCTAGTTCAGAGAATGTCCTCGCTTCAAAATTAAGGAAAACCCAAGCAATATACGCATTGTTTTCTTTGTAAAATTGCTCACGGCTTATGATTACATCAATAAACGTCGTTGATACTTGTAACTCAAAAGCAACCTTTTGATTTGCGGCAATGTATGTTGCTGCTACATCTGGTCTGCGCCATGATTTGGCAATCCCTGTCGGGTTTTCCTCTCGGAATGTTTTCTCAACATTAATATCCTCAAAGGCACTATCCATGCTTAATAAGTTAGCCAATTCGTGCTTGTTATCCCTATGCGTTCGCCCTTCTTTTTGGCCGTTATATTGAATGGCAAGCATCTGCTCTTGAGTAAGATTGCAGGTGGTTTTTATTGGGCAGTCGTCAGAATCTTTTACATGTCTAAAGTAAAAGCCGCCCCCCTTTTTTCCGGCAAGGATTAGGGGTTGAAAGCAAGTTGGACATAAAAGGGTTAACTCTTTTACTTTTGGTCTTAGCTTTCTTCTAATCTCAAACAACTCTTCTTCAGGCTTATCCAGATAGGTTGAAGTATTAACAGTCTCATCTGTATCTGGAATAAATATTTGACTAATGGCTTGAGTAATCACGCCCCCTCCCTTAAACAAGAGTCAACAATAGACACACAGGCTTACAGTTAAGCAACTGGATGTCTATTGTAGTTTCTTGTTGGATGGTAATTCCGTGATATATCCTTAATTATCCTAACAGTGCTACCAGCGAATACGCCCTTTCTCTGTATCTGTGCCGACCTGTTTAATGTAGTCGAAATTATCAAGCAAACTTTGCTCGTTAACCGGAATTCCGGTCAAATCTTCAAGATACTTTCGGCTCTTGGGGGTCTTGGTCTTCATAAGGTACCCAAATTCACAGTTATCGATAATGGTCTTCGACACCTCCTGCCCACGCTGGAACAGGTTAATCGTGTGGATATTGTAAGAGCGCCCTAGCCTCAGTAATTTCCCGTGGTAGCCAGTGGCTTTACCCGGAGATGTTGAGTTCTCGGCCACCTCCTCAAGAATGGCCTTAACAGGCTTGAGGTGCTTGCCGTTACCCACGCTCCAAACGACTTTGCAGAACGCGTCAAAGTCCTTGGCGCTCATCTCTTTGGGCTGATAAGCAATTTTGAAACCTTGGCGTGTTTTTCGTCCGGCGATTGCCGCACTGGCGAAACTTCGCAGGTCTTTATAAACGCGAACGACACGACCTTGTAGCCTGCCGTCATATTCGCGCTTGGGATCATAAATTACGACCTGGTCGGTTGGTTTAATCAGCAGTTTCTTTGCCAGTGAAGATTTACCGGAGCCCGACATGCCAACGACATACGCATGGTTATTATTCAGCTTGTTATTGTTGTTGACGGGCTCCATGGTCTAAGCGGCCTCCTGTTGCTGGTCATCGTTGGCGGCCTGCTTGGTCCTTTCCTTGGCGTCGGCAATATCGGCAGCCTTGAGCTGCTTGACCTGCATCCAGCTGGAGAAGCCGAGCATACCAATAGCGGCAACAGCCATGATTTCATCCATGTAGGCCGCCAGCCAAGGCGGCGGATTGCCACCGTATTTCACAATGAGCGGCGCAACCTTATAGGCAACGCTCTCGGCCTGCTCCGGGTCAAAGGCAAAGTCCGGGTGTATCATGGCTTTCATGGTTTGCTCTACGGTCATCAGACCGATAAACACCATTCCGGCCGCCGCTTCGGTTTCTGCTTTTTGGCTCTCTTCTTTGGCCTTAATCGATGCCGGGTCAAAGTCTTCGTTGTCATCGGCCAGCGTTGACAAAAATGCCTTTTCGTCTTGCTCTGAATGGCTCTCGATAACCGGGTTACCGTCCAGTTCGGCGTCATTTACGGCTTGGTCTTTAGTTTCCATACCTATTTCCTTTGGTTTATGTTTGTTTAAAAACGGGCGATAGCACCGCCGCAAATTGCGCCCAGAACGATGCCGCGGACAATTGCCCACCACGGTTTAGTTTCGGTTTGGGGGGCGGTTGCTGTTCGGCTTGTTGCCTCAGTGTCAGAAGGCGCCTTTTCTTCAGAATCGCGGCTTTCACTGCCTGTTTCTGGCAGTGTCTTCGATGCTTTTTCAGTGATGCTTTCGGGTTCGTCTTGATGCCCATCGGTTAACGGCTCCGTGTCGGCTTGCTCGCTGGCAAGCAATTCATCCATGGTGGCGAAATATTGTGACCAGTTGTCCTGTAGACGCTTGCCTGTACGCTGGTCGGTACCGCAGATATCACAGGTGGTATACAGGAACTTTCCCCGTTTGCCGCGGGCTTGGTGGACTGTTATCACATTGCCACAGCGGCAGCGCTTACCGCCCAGTGTCGGGTTGGTGCTTTTACGAACGGGCCAGCCGTTTACGTCCTTAGCCATGTTTCCCCCTTTGCTCCAGCTCACTCAATTTTTCGTTAACGCCGTTCATCCATGCCAGCACCAAGCGCAGCGGGGCCATGATTTTGCCTGCCATCATGCTGCCCTTGGCCTTGTCGACTTCCTTGCCTAGCTCAGACGTTATCTGCTTCAATTTATCCATTTCGTTTGGTTCCCTTAGACTACTTTCCATTGTTCGTATTCATGGCGAACACGCATATGCTTGGCGTGCTCAGCCTCGATATCACTTTCCGGTGGTATCAGCGGGTCAGTCAGTACGCTGTGCCAGTAGGCCCGCTTGTCTTCAAACCGTCGGTACTGGCTGGCAAACTCGCTGCGGGCGATGGCCTTGGCCTCGCTGACTGATTCGACGTACTCGGTATTGTCATCCACGGTCACGGGGGTCATTGACCAACCGCGTGCCCCAGCCGCCCAGAGCAGAAAATCATAGGCTCTGGTTTCGGCCTGCTCGCCATCGAATGACAGACAAAAAATGTTCTTGGTGTGGGCGTAGACCTCCCGGCTTTTGGTTTGGTCCCGGACCGCCTTCGCTTGGTGCTCAAGCCGGATAATCCGGGCGGTCAGCTTGTTGACGGCCTGCTCGGGTTTATTGGCTTGTTTTGCTATCGCTTTGGCCTTGATGGTTTGGTCTATTTGCTTTTCAAGCCGCTTGAGTCGGCGGTTTAGCGGTTTGCGCCACTGCTCCAGCTTGTAGCCGCATTCCTTGATAATGGCGGTGATGTTGTCGGCCTCGAAGCTGGCAAGACAATCCCATGCCGGAGCACGGCTGCACTGGGCAATGTTGTAACGGTTGCCCTTTATCAGGCCTTGGTCGGCGTTATCGCCCTTGGCGGCATAGCCCACCGCCTTGATGATGTAAGAGCCTGCGGCCATCGGCTTGCGGATTCGCTCCAAGTGGGCAAACCCATTGCCCCACAGCTTTTCGAGCCGTTGCGCCCATGCCGGGAACAAGGGCTCAGGCACTGCCCAGTTAAGCAAAACGTGAACATGGGGATTTGGTTCGCCGTCCTCGTTGGCCGGGCATTCTGCCACCCAGATATAATGAAAATCGGCGGTGTCCTCCGTGGGGCCGAACTCGCTGGGTTTGCTGTGGCCGGGTACATGTTTCTCCGTCTTGTTGCACTCTTTCAAGCCTGTTTCGGGGTTTGTCTCGACGGTATGGCTGGCAACCCAACCGCGCTGATACATTTTCTTTGCCCCGTCGAGGAACCGTGAAACTTCGCGGCCGATAGTAGTCTCGGCTTCTTTGGTGATAGTGAACTCTTGTTCCGGCTTGAGGAATATCGGGGTATATGGCCCGGCAATCTCGCCGCCTTGGTTCATGACCTTGACCATGCCGTCATCCAGAATATCGACGGTTGCCGCGGGGTCTGCGGCTTCGGTATCGATATAGCAATAGGGTCCGGCAATGTCTTCGACACTCGGTGCCATGTTGCGCCGGATTTTGACCGGGGTATTGGTGCCGTCGGTACATTTGAGCTGCGGACGGCCCGACAGCATCGAGCGCGGGCCGCGGGTTTTACTGGCTGGCAGTGGCGGCTTGGGTAAGGTGCAATACGGGGCGGCATCGCCCTCGACCACACCGCCCATAATCCGGTGACGCTGCTCCTTGGAAAATGTCAGGGTCAGGAAGGTACAGAAACCGCCGTGACAGGTAGCAACGTAAGCACCGGATTCAAAAATCTTGCTGACCGCCCGCTTGGTCAGTTTCTCGGTGTAGCGGTCACCTTCCTGCGGAGCCGGCGCACCGCTGCTCGGGGTCTGGGTGTAGAACTGGAGTTTGCATTGTCCCGACCAATCCCGCTGCATCAGTCGAACCATGTTCGGGGTGATTTTGGGCTCAACGACCTTGGCCCGGCCTTTGGGCGACAAAACACGGGCGCAATTCTCGCCCCCAGAAAGCGCGTACAGGGTTTCATGATTGTAGGCGGCCTCTGTACTTACCAGTACGGTATCACCGCGCTGTAGCTTACGCTCCTGTCGCAGAATCTTGTCTAATTGGGCTTGTTGTGGGTGTGTCGGACTTTTGCGCCCTTGGACAAGCCTATTGTTCCCGGCCCTGCGTGCCGCCGCTTCGCGGAGGTGTTCGGCATTAACTTTCGGCAAAGAGCGTTCGTGCGCTTTTTGCATCTCGGCAAGAAAATCGACCTCCCGGCCGGAACGCTCAAGCGCCCAAGCGGGTGAAATAGCCTGCGATGAAATGGCCCCTTCGGGTTGCGGGCCACAAAAATGGAATCCTAAAAAACCGCTATCATAAGCGGCTTGATTGGTGAGAGTCTGGTCATGGGGCTGGACAGCGCCAGCCACATACAGCAATTCATTAGTTTGGAGCATGAATCGCCCCCATAATCCAACTCATCACACCGACAACGGCCCATGCATAAAAAATCGCATCCCCGAATTCATAAGGTGCAATTTCCTTGGGTTTTTCATTTCGTCCGCCTAACCAACCAAAAAAGCAGGCTATAAACCAACCGAAGGCGAACCAGCCAAAACCGAAAGACTCCATTACAGGCCCCCCATCACGTTAACTGCCTGACGGAAGGCGGCAAAGATACGGCGAAACTCAGCGGCATCATTGAGGAAGAAAGCCGCACCTTCACGGTCTCCCTCTAGGCGACGATATTTAGCCAGTGATAGCGACTCTTTCCACTCATCAAGAGCATGTTTTGACATGAAGTCAGCCGTTACTGCCTTGTCTAGCGGAATGGTTACCTCATGTAGCGGCATAGCAGAAACCGCCGCCCCCGAAGGGGCTTTGGTCACTTGCTTTGGGATTCTTTGAATTGAATCATTAATCTGTTGAACGGGAACAAGGCACTTATTCCAGAATTGAACCGGGATACCGTCTGCAATAAACGCCCTTGCGGAATTTGGTGTTAGTTCCAAGGCTTCTTTTTCTATATCAGGCGGCAATGGGCTTTCGTCCTTTGGAACTGCGAAGATGACCTGAAGGTTTTCTCCGTCTGTCAGCAGGAGGTATTTAGTGTTGAAGTCTGCAAACATCATAGCTCCACCTCCAACGCAACGATTAGTAGTTCTGGCTTTTTGCCTTTAGCTTCCAGTTGCTTCGTTATTTTTTCGGCAGCGGATGAATTAAAGAACAGCTTTCCACCTCTGAGGCTCCAAGCGGTTAACACACGCTCGTCTTTGCCAAAGGCATAGAAAAATCTGTCACCTATACGGATAACTTGGGCCTGAGCTTTCATAGCGCACCCCCTTCGACACCGTGAAACTTCTCTAGGGCCGCCGTGAGCTTTTCCGACTGCTCGAAGTCAGGTTTTCTTTTATTGATAGCTACCTTATTTGCGGAACCAATTGCCTTAAATAACCGCGTCAGCATAAGTTCCGGCATTGCCTCGGCATACGCAAAGTTGATTCCTAGAAACAGCGCTGTATGCGCAGACGAAGCTCGATCATTGCTGGCTGCGCGTTCAGCGCGATATGCGTACTTAAATAGCCCTTTTTGTGAAACTAAGTCTGAATATTTCATTGCGCCCCCCCTAACCCAATGCCCGCGATGTAGTGCTTGTATTCGACCTCTTCGGCCTGACGCTCCTCGGCGGTCTTAAAATTGAATTTCTCCCTTAGCTGTTCAATGGCAGCGAGGGATTTCTTGAGTAGTTTCGGGTCGGGGTTCGAACAGCCTGCCATATCCGGACAGGGTCGATGTATCGGACTGGTGACAATATGTTGCTGATTTTCCATAATCTTATCTCCCAATAAGCAAGTGTTTGCATGTGCACTATTAGGATTAGTCAACTTAAAGGAAGCGTCAACCTCACGGAAACTATAGATATGACCAAAATGATCGCCTAGAATTTAACAATCATTGGGATATTTTGGATTCAGAATGACTTATACAAATGAACTATTAGACTTAGTTAAGGATAAGTATTCCCTAGCTTCTGACTATAAACTTGCTCAAAAGCTGGGTGTAAGTCGTTCTCGTTTAAGCAAATGGCGTAACGAAATAAACTCAATGGAATGGGAAATTGCTTTTCAAATCGCCGACCTATTAGAAATCGACGACCAAAATGTTGTTTACGGTTTATTGGAAGATAAATACGAAAACCCTCGCCTAGTCAATGCCTTAACTGCACATCTTTCCTAAAACAAGGCTTTCGACGAATTTTACCCTACTATACATAATGCGCACTCATATATATTCCCAAGTACAGATGTCACTACCAAGCCAGACGCCAAAAAAGCCATGCTAAACGCCTGAATTCCTTGGCTATTGAGCTTTTTTGCAATATCCGCCCACAACTGCTTCAGCTTCGGATTGTCGTTGCGGTCACTGTGACAGCCCAGCAAAGCTTCCCTCGGGTCGATGTTTGCATGTTCCGCCATAAAAACAGCTTCACTATCAGAGATATAGCGTTTGCCTTTGCGCATTTCAGAGATTCTCTGCTGCGGAATATTCAAATCATGGGCAATCTGCTTGTCTTGTACGTAGTTCATGGCCTTTTTATAGCTATCTAACAGGTAATTTGCGTACATAAAAAAATCCTCCTAGCGTATATCATAGCGCTTTAATCACGAAATTTCGTGTATTGCACACACGATGAATCGTGTTTATATTCGATTTCAATCTCTTACAGGTATTGGATTGAATGCATATGAACGGCAAATCACCTGCTCAACTGGCAAAACAATGGCTTGATTCGAACTGCTTGATTTTGGATACCGAAACCACTGGCCTTTACTCTGAGGCGGAAATCTGTGAGTTCTCAGTTATTGATGCGCAAGGCACTGTATTGCTGGATACGCTGGTTAAGCCAACTCGTCCGATTCCTGCCGATGCTACAGCAATTCACGGCATCACTAACGAAATGGTCGCTGATGCACCATCTTGGTTTGAGATTTATCAAGATGTTGTGACGTTGTTGGCTGGTCGTTGTGTGGTTATCTATAACGCGGCTTATGACACTCGATTGATTTCTCAATCTACATATCGTGCTGGCTACAAGCTTAATGACGTTATCACTGACCTTGATGCAATTGATGATAGTGCTGAATGCGCCATGCTCGCCTATGCCGAATTTTACGGTGACTGGGATGAATACCATGAAAACTATCGCTGGCAGCGTTTGACCAATGCAGCAGTCCAACAAAGTGTTGTTGTTGATGGTAAGGCTCACCGTGCATTAGCTGACTGCCGTATGACGTTAGGTGTTCTACGGGCAATGGCTAAGGAAGTCTAACCATGTCTGAGCAGCTCTATTACGAAATCAACGACGACGGTACGGGGTTCGCTTTTATCAGCGGCGAACCTGAGTATTTCCGCTCGTTGGCAGAGCTGCATCAGATTGGTGCTGAATTTTACCCGTCCGGTTATGAGCTTCATCAAGTGACATCGGACAACTGGCAATTACTTTATGACGAGGGGGTTTTTGATAATGAAATCATTAATTGATTACCTCTCGTTTACGTGGTGTCCGGCTGAGCTTGGTCAGATTATTGAGCTGGCAAGAATGGGCGCATCACTAAAGCGTCTGCATAACTCGCTTGAATGTTCAGATGATGATTTTGGTGTTATGGCTGAGTCAACCAACAACAAGTCATACCCTGTTCATATTGTTGAGTTGACCTCCTCTGATATTGCGGTTGAGGGTGTCTATAAACCGTTTAGTTTCCAGTCCGGTGAGGTCGATGTGATGACCTGCGGATATAGCCATCAGAATTTCGATGTATCGAAAGAGTTACGCTGTCACCTGTCAGAATCCGAATTTGTTGTGGGTGAAGACTCTCGCAAGTTTCATGAGGTCAAGCGAGATCTGCTCGACCATTTTGGCCTGAATACGGTTGATGCTTTGTGTCACGGTGAGGTTGACCGCTTTGTCAATCGTCTCAATTTTGGCCTTGGTCTAAACGAGAATGAATGGACTTACTCGCTGCGTCCCGGTGGCTTTTCCGGTTATCCACATTCGGCCAATATTCTCGTTAACGGTCAGCAAGCTGGTTTGTGTGCTTGGGGGGCCAAGAATCACGGCTGCTATGTGTCTTTCTCCGGAGCTGGCTGTGTGGCGTTAGATATGCTGGCCATGCAGGAAGCTATACAGTCCCTGCCCGGCGCTAAAATCACTCGTCTTGATATTGCCTACGATGATTTGGCTGGCAAGAAAAACATCGATACGGCCCGAGAGTTAGCCGAGGAAGGCCAGTTTATTACCCGTGGGCGCCCTTGTTCTTACTCCTACATTGAATCGGGTCATATGGCCAAGGTTTGTGACTATGTAAAAGAGTCTGGCAACACGGAGTCTCTCAAGAAGCGCTATGGCATGATTCCAAGCTTGGGACGCTCGTTCTATGTCGGAAGTCGTGACGCCGGAAAAATGTTGCGGGTATATGAAAAAGGCAAGCAGCTTAAGTCAGAGCAGTATCCTGACTGGGTTCGCTGGGAGCTGGAATTGCGCTCTAAGGACAGGGTTATCCCGTTTGACGCCCTGACCAGTCCAGATAAGTACATCGCGGGTGCATACCCTGCCCTTGCTCATATCTGCGAGGATGAACAATGCACGATTGCTACACACAAGCGTACCTATTTGACCAGTGTCGAGAACGCTGTCAAGAACGGCTCTACCCAGTGTGGCAAGCTGGTTAACTATATGCGCCACTGTCTTGGCCTGACAGCTGAACAAGTGGTTCATCAGCTGACTAATCATCTTGAATTTCACGAGATACCGGACAGGCTGAACACACCGATATATCAAGATTCTGCCGAGTCCGAGGAAATAAAGACTTCTGAAATGATGGTTCTGCATCGTAACGGCCATCAGGAAAATATATTCAACCGCCTGGCACTGGCGGACTTTCATAACAAAGAGGAAATAACATGTCTGGTTTAACTGTATTAGCTTCAGCGGTAACAAAAGGGTCAGGAATTTCCAAGAAGACGGGAACGCCCAAGCCATATTCATTTGCTCAGGTACATTATCTGGTTCCTGCCAAAAGTTTTGTCAATGATGACAACAATATCCAGAAACTGGGCATGGAAGAGAAAACTATCTCGATGAAAGATGATGGCGCCCTATTCGCTCAGTTCTCGGATATTCAGTTTCCATGTAACCTCAAGTTAATATTGGACGCTGACCCTGAAAACCCTTCACGAAATATAGTCGTCGACTTTCAGGCTTAATATGACCAATAACTTTGAGGTTAATTATTATATTATCCAGTCCGAACATGGGAAATCACTTCCAATTTGGATTTGGGATAAATACATACTGCCTAATGTGAAGGGCTAATTTAAAAATCACGGAATCCCGATGCGTTGCTTATCTGAAGGCCAAATAACCGATACCCCAGTACAGGAATGTGCCGGATATATATTGTTTCAGCCTGATGATGTTGCCATGTATCAAAACTTCGATAAAGACTTATTTAGCGAAGTTACTGGACTTCTCCTGCTCTCGTTCTTTGTGGGTCATGCCGCAGGTCGTTTAGTTCGCTGGCTGGGGAAATAATCACTCTTAATAAGGAAATGAGTTATGAAAACTGCACTAATGAACATCCAACAGAATGCCACTCGCAAAGTTGTCAAATATGCGCCTCGTGTCAGCGCTGCTGTGGCTACCTCCTTCTATGCCTTCGCAGCAAACGCGGCCGACTACACAGAGCAACTGAATGCGGCGGGAGTTGAAGCTCAGACCAACCAGAGCACAGTGGTTTCACTGGTTGTCGGTATTGCTGTTATCGGCTTCGGGGCAACAATGTTCCTGAAATGGCTGAATAAATAATGTCTAGTGTATCTCCTGAAATATTATTCGGGATTGCACATTCCATGGCCCTTATTTACGGCTTTGTTTCAGGGGTGCAAACCCACTAATTACCAAGGGGCTTCGGCCCCTTTTTTTATGGCTGACTAAGGGATTAGTTATGCGGTATTTAGTCTTCATTTTGATTTTTTTAAGTTTTAGCTCTTTTGCGAATGCGAAAATGTGGGAGAAGGTTTCTTATTCATCCGGTGGTTTTTATCAAAAAGATTGCGCAACAAAATATGCAGATTTTCAACTTAATGTTATAACAACTCGCCCAGGTTATTCTGGCATTAGTTTTGTTAATCATGGTTGTTCTGCTACTGAAGGTTCTAAGTGGCATTTTTTTGAAGCTTATGGGGCTTTATTCACTTGTCCCGATGGTACTGTTGTGCCTGAATATCCATCAGAAGAATGTGAACCTGAAGAAAATTATTGTTCTTCAGAGCAATATAACCAAGATAAATCGGCTGCTGAGCAACAATGTATTGCGAGTACACCTGAAGATCATAATATGAACTTCAATGCCTCTTGTGATGCCGATACTCAAACAGCTAATTTTCAGTGTGACCATACGCCTATTAATGGCTGTGTCGGTGATGCCTGTCCGAACCCTGACCCCGGTGGTGGTGACAATCCCGGTGGCGGTGACAATCCCGGTGGTGGCGGTGATACTCCCGGTGGTGGCGGTGATACTCCCGGTGGTGGCGGTGATACTCCCGGTGGTGGCGGTGATACTCCCGGTGGTGGCGGTGATACTCCCGGTGGTGGCGGTGATACTCCCGGTGGATACTCCCGGTGGTGGCGGTGATACTCCCGGTGGTGGCGGTGACAATCCCGGTGGTGGTGATGATAATGACCCTTATGCATTTTGTAAGGAGTACCCAGCCCTATGCGAAGACTATGGCGATTGCCCAACGCCTGAAGCGCCTTGGCTTTGTGATACGCGACCTGAATGCGACCCGTCCAATGGGGATATTTGTCTCGATTGTGACCCTGCTGTAGACGGCAGTTGTACTGATACTGACAGTATTATTGCTGCTATTAATGAAGTGAAGTTTGCCGTTCGAGACCACAACAAAACCACCTTTGATGTGAAGAACAACACTAAGGCCGTTGCCGACAATACCAAAAAGGCCAACAATCTGTTGGCTGAGATTCGGGACTTGAACAAGGCTGGCAATGACATCCTCGATAACAAGATGGTCGAGATGATGACCAACCTTGACGGGATTCGAGCGGATATAGCCAAAGGCAGTGGTGACATTGTAACGGCCATCAATAGCAAGGGCTCTGCTGATCCTGACGACTTCATCCGAAGTGATTGCGAGATAGCCGACAACCAAGACCGTCTTATGTGCCTGCGCCTGAATGGCAAATTACCTGACAAGGGAAAAGATCCGTTTGAGGATGTCTTGGGTGAAAAAAGCCTGAAGAAACTCGATGACGATATCGAAACCCTACGCGACGAAATTACCTCTTTGATGGACAAGTTTGCCAATGACCTGGGCACGGTGTCATTACAGGAAGATGGCGCAGTTCCAGTCTTGTCCGCCACATTCACCAAGGCCGGAAGAACATTCAGGGCTGACAACTCAGTTTGGATTGAGCAAAGCGGCACTATCAGGTCGATAGTCCTTGCCGTAGCTGCGCTTGTTGCTTTCGGCATCATTATTTTAAGGAGAAGATAATGAAGTACGTAATCCTAATAACGCTTGTAGGCCTGTCGTTGCCCGCCTTAGCCAATACCTCAAGTGATAATGTTTTCCAATGGTTTATCGGTGTGGCCGACCGCATCGATAACTTCTTTGAGTATGCGCCCTCGTTTATCGAGCGCATGTACTCCTACATCATCCGTTATTCCATCAAGCTGAAACTGGCCATGATGGTCGAGAGCATGCAGTTTGCCTATGGCGTAGCCAAAGAACTGCTTAACGACCTGTCGGTTTATCAGTTCATTGATGCCGCCTTTGCGTCGCTGGACCCAGACATCAAAAACACGATTGCGGCCTATGGTATCGGCTCGGCGGCCATGCGGGTTATCGAGGCAATGACTACCCGCTTCGTGATGGACTTTATGGGAGTGTAACGGATGGCTACGATTATTCGACATGGTCCGGCAGGTTCTTACAAGTCAGCCTGCGCAGTCTGGTTTGATGCCCTGCCCGCGTTGCGTGAAGGCCGCGTGGTTGTCACCAATGTGGAAGGTATGCAGGACATTTCAACCATCGAAAAGCGGCTGGGTGAACGGTTTCCGATGACAGCCAGAGTTATCCGTATCTCTTCGATGAACGAGAACGGTATCCGTCTCTGGCAGCACTGGTACAACTGGTGTCCTATCGGCGCCCTGATACTCATCGATGAGGCGCAGGATATTTACAACAAGACGGCAGGCTTTGATATAGCGAAAAATGTCTATCTGGGTATCGAACCATTCGGCCAGCTGCTGCCCAAAGGTCACGTAGATTTCTATAACAAGGTACTGAACGAATTCCAGCCGGATGAGGTTGCCTTCGATGACACGGGCGAATCCATCGTTGACGAGTCCGGCAATGTTATCCTGCCGAAAAACTTCAATATGGCGTTCATGCGCCACCGAAAATACAATTGGGATATTACCCTGTGTACGCCTGATATCCGGCAGATACCCGCAGAAATCAAAGGCGTTGCCGAGCTGGCCATACACCACAGCTCGAAGGATTCACTATTCCTCACCAAACGCCGTCCGAGACTGTGGGAACATAACCCGAAATCGTCAGCAACCAAACCAACCAAGGATGACACCACCAAAGGCGTTCGCGTGCCCAGGGCCGTTCACCTTATGTACTCGTCCACGGTCACGGGCCAGATAACCAAAAGCGGTGCCGGCTCCTCAATCCTTAAAGAGCCAAAGTTCGTTATCTTTCTGATCACCTTCGTTGTTTGTCTCTTCTTCCTTGGGAACTCTGTGTATGAAATTGTTAACCGTGATTCTGTTAATGCTCCAGTACCGTCTGGAGAAGCTCAGCCAGCACAAGCTGATTCGAATGATCATCAAACTCCTGTGTTACCTGCTCAAACTGGCGAGGCCCGTAGCCAAATGGCTGGGCACTCGCCTACTGATATTCGTATTGGTGTCACTAGTTCTTCGGATAGCGCTCAGTCTGGGAAGCCGCGTCCTTATGTGGATTTGACCGTAACGGCATGGCCTTATGATGTCAGCAAGCTGTATGTTTCGGGGGTTCATTTTCGGGTTGTCGGCGAGCAACGAAAAACCCAGACAACCATTATCTTCGAACAGCATCTAACCGACGGTCAGCGCGGTTATGTCTATAGCGACCAGCTCAAGCCGCTCGGCTTTGAGTTTGTTGTCTTAGACCCCTGCTTGGTACAGGTGGCCTATGGAACAGACATGCAAGTCATTATGTGTAACCCGGTCAACGAGATGACCGACTACCGAGAGGAACGCCAGCAGTTAGCCAGTACAGATGATATGGATTTCAATGTAACGCCGCTGGCAGGCCTTGTCAGCAACGATGAGAACGGAGCAATTTGATGTGGAAGGTATAACACTAACTCCTGAGCAATTTTCCCAGTTGCTTGATGTGATCTTAATTTATTTCTTTGCAGTTACTCTTCTTGCAGTTTTTATAGGGTTGATGCTGTGGGATGCATTTTCATATTTGATAGGTAAGTTGTATGTTTGGTTGAGAGTCAGGCATATAAAAAGGGTGCGCAATATATCTGCCTGATTAATTCAATCAGCGCCACTGCCTAGTGGCGCATGAGAATGGAGGCTCCACCTCGGAGGGCGTCGCTGGGCAGCGGCGCCCTCTTTTTGTTGGTTGATTCGGCTTATTGTTGAACATATAATTATTTTAGTAATGATTATTTTATTATTAGTTTTAGCACTAAAGTCACAATAATATTGTAATTCAAAAACGTTAATTTCATTTTGACGTAATTAACGTAATTTTTTGGTTGCAATTCCTGTAATTAAATCTGAGGGCTTGTTTTTATCCCTTTATATTAATAAAGGGCATTTTTTGAGTGGCTTAAATTGGATTTAAGAGCGTTTTTGAAAATTGCAATGAATATTTCATTTTAAAATATCGCAACATATAAGCAGCTTTGCTGCGTGGCACCTCCTCCAGGTGCGCCGAGTGTAACGGTCTATCCGTGCGGAGCTATCAACATAACTATCAGCAACGTGAAAACACTTCTTCTTGCCAGGCTGGCTTTTGGGTTCAGGGCTCTTCTGCCTATCGGTTCTTTCGGTGAAATATGGTGCGCAGCGTCACCCCGTCTAGTAATACGGGGTGAAAGGTTTTAGGCATACCATGCCCTTCAGCGCGGTCCTGAACTCCCGAAATGTATCACGCGGGTAGATACCTATCATGTCCTTCGGCGTGCAAAGTTGCTCAGCGAGTACAGTTCTTATTTGGACTCCACCGCATTGATCAAAAACACATTTTTATCATGAAGAATTGATTCATGGTCGTGATGTAATATGCTACCAAGCTCATTACTATATACGGATGTCTGTCATGGCTAAGTTTTTGAATACAAGCGCTACAAATTACTATCTCGAGGAACTTATCAAAGGAGCATCAGAACGGTTGATTCTGATTAGTCCTTTTTTGAAGTTGAACGACCGTATTAAGGAATTGCTCGAAGATAAAGATCGCTTAAAGATAGATGTGCGCATTGTTTATGGAAAAAGTGAACTTCAACCTGAAGAGATTAACTGGCTAAAAGAGCTTTCCTTTGTCCGTACTAGTTTCTGTAAGAACCTTCATGCAAAATGCTATCTAAATGAAGATTCATGCATCATTACCAGTTTGAACCTATACGAATTCAGTCAGGTGAATAACAACGAAATGGGTATCTATGTTTCGCGCGATGCTGATTCTGAGGTTTATAAGGATGCATACGAAGAAGCACAAAGGATCATTCGCATCAGTGATGAGGTTCGTATCTCACTTGAGAAGATTACCGAACCTACTTCGTCTGCAGATGAAACTCAGCACGATGATGTTGAACACACTAAGCTAACGACTTCAAAACTAGCCAAAAGCCTTGGTCTGAAAACGAATGAATTGCTAGATAAATTGCTAACTGCTGGTTACTTACAGCTAGTTGATGAAAGACACTTCTTAACGGATGACGGGAAATCTGTTGGTGGTGAGTTTAAATATAGTAAGCGTTTCGGCCCTTACTTTCTCTGGCCCAAAGATGTACTAGACCACGCATAAGTGTACTTTCCTGCTTACAGCTCATTACTAACCTCTTGAGCTGTAGTACTTCATCGTAATAGTAGTAAAGCTAAATTTATGAGCTGTTTAGCCCGGTATTGGCATCAAACGAGATATGCTCTAGTTACTGTCATTTTAGCCTTCAAACTGTAGCAAACTTTCACGGCATAACTGCATGGTTTTCTTATCATAACTGTGTAAAATGTCAGGCAGCATACGATATGAAGCTGAGTTGATAGTTTTACTATGCAAAATCAGCTATTTAACGTAATTGGTATAATGACTTTTAATGTTGGCAATAGTTGTTATACAAACTAAGTTCGTTTGATATAGCCTTAAGTTACAAAAGGATAATTAATTGATGTTTGAGAGCTTTATTCCATCGCCCAACGTTGTAGTAGGTAGTGTCATTGCTGCTCTTATTGTTGCTGGCATAATGGCTTATATAAATAGAAGGGCTTTATTTGTTATTGTTCCTAGATCTTTTTCATATTCAGATTTGTCGGCAGGTCAAATTGTCGAGCTAACGATTATCAATAAAGGTAATAAAAGTGAAGAGAATGTAGAAGTTCAGTTACAATCGAAGCTGAGATACACATTAATAGCTAGTACATTGCCAAGTTTAGATCTTTCACAAGATTGTATGATTAGCCTCCATCGCCTTCCTAAAGGAGAAGACGTTAGTGTTATTTTGAGTGTAGAAGAAGGTGAATTTTCTCAAGATTGTGTATTATCTGTTTCTTCAAAAGAAACAAAAGGAAAAGTAAAAAACAATATTGAGGAGAGTCAACAAACATCATCATTAGAAGTTGCTTTTTTCCTCGTTTTAATTTTTGTTGGTATGCCTGTGTTTGGTTACTTTGGTGGTAATCTTTTTGTTCAAGACATACTTCCTCGACTATCGTCTAGTACTAAAGCTGAAGTTGAGACTGTAGCGAGATTAGAAAATCAAGGTTGGGAGAAAATAAACAAGTTCGTAAAAGCTGTAGGCAGTGATATGAACGCATCAGAATGGCCTATAACAATTTCATTCCCGAAAAGAAATGGTGATTTGCTTTCATTTACTGTAAATATTAAGAATAGGTTACCGGAAAGAGCTCAGTACAATGTATCGCTCACCTCAACTTATGATCAAAATAAATACATTCTTAGTCATAGTATTTTGCCAAATCTAAGAGGTGAATACCTATTGTTACCTAATCAAGATACTTCTGAGAAACTAGAGATATATTTGCCATATGAAGCAAAGAAAAAAATTGTTGTATTTGAGTTCTTTGTTAAAGATTTGAATGGAATCTATACATTTAACTATGTATGGGAATATGACGGCAAGCAGTAATTGCTAGTAGTCAATTAAAACCATCTACAGTTTTGATTGACTACTATAAAGCAGTAAGCAGAGCCGAAGCCCTGCTCTTTTCTTATCGGGAAATCAACCTAGCCACTTTGATGATCTGACTAAGATTTTTTCTATCTGGTTCGGCTCCGATTTCTATCAATGCATTACCTGTGATGATTCGGTTTGGAGTTAATGACCATCGATTCGGTGTAATTAACAAGCCTTTTCTGATACTCCAGCCTCTCCACTCATCGGCTAATGGATCGAGTTCAAGGCCACAATACATTCGCATTAACCTTCTACATTCTGGCGGGATTGGTTTTCCTTCATCCCAAGATGTGACAGTTCTCACACTCTTAAAACAAAGTTTAGCGGTATCTTCTATACTTAATCCGCATCTGAAAAATCGGAAAATATAGTTTTCTGTGAGTTCATGTGTATTTCGCATCAAATCCTTCTTATCACAAAGAAAGGATTCTAATTGATTGTTTTATAGTTGGTTTTTAGTTTTAACATAAGCCAGCATAATGCGCACTCATATATGTAGCCGCAAAGCTAAAATGTCTCTTTTCTGCAAAGTGAAAATGTCCTGTTTTTCCTACGGTGATCAGACTCTATCTGGTCTGTGTGAGATTAACAAACGATGTTGGTAACCATGAATGACAAAGAGATTTTACGCCTGAGTGCTATCCGTGATGTTTGTGAAAAACGTATTCGACGCTCAGATGCTGCAAGTGTTCTTTCATTAAGCGTCCGTCAGATCCAACGTCTGGTGACTCGCTTTCGCCAGCTGGGCGCAGCAGGAATTGTCCATCAGCGTCGAGGCAAACCGTCACCAAACAAAATTCATGAAGATATTCGATGCCAGTGCCTCAGTATTATTCGTGAAATCTATCCAGATTTTGGCCCGACCTTGGCGCATGAAAAACTCACTGAACACCACAATATTTCTATCTCATTAGAAACACTGCGCCAATGGATGATCGCCGACGGCCTGTGGGTTCCTCATGCTAAACGTAAGCCCCGTGTCTATCAGCCTCGTTATCGTCGAGATTGTTTGGGTGAACTCATTCAAATCGACGGTTCACACCATGACTGGTTTGAAGAACGCAGCCCTAAATGTTGCCTACTCGTTTATATCGATGATGCAACTGGCCGCCTGATGAACCTACGGTTCAGTGAAACGGAATCGGCTTTCGATTATATGGTCGCAACTCGTGAGTATCTTGAACAACATGGCAAACCGACGGCGTTTTATAGCGATCGCCATGCTGTCTTCCATGTCAGCAAACGAGATGCTAGCACGGAACGTTTAACTCAATTTGGCCGAGTCTTGAATGACCTCAATATCGAGCTGATCTGCGCCAACAGTTCACAAGCCAAAGGTCGCGTTGAGCGCGCGAACAAAACGTTACAGGATCGCTTAGTCAAGGAAATGCGGTTACAAGGTATTGATACAATTGAACAAGCCAATGCCTGGCTCCCCGACTTCATTGCTGATTTCAACCGCCGCTTCGCCAAGCCGGCACGTTATCCCAAAGACATGCATCGCATCGTCAGAGAAGCACCGGAAGATTTGGACGATATCTTTGCCTGGCAAGAGCTGCTCTGA